TGACAGGTATTGGTGATGCGGCAATCAAGATTAATCAGGCAGTGCCAGGATACTTTGACAAGGACAATCTGGAACAGCTGACAGGCATTGAAGGTGGAGACAGTACAGATACTGCAGAGCAGACCGCGGGTACAGTCGATGAAACCACACAGGAGCCTGTAGGTGTTGAATAATGGAGGATATTGTTCCTGCTCTGTATAAGCGTATAAAAGCCGATTACACACGCAGAGTAAAGAAGAACAGTACCGTACAGTCATTGCTTGATAAAGCCGAAAAAGGATCAGGTACACAAGATGAGATATCACTGTATGCCAGGGCATTGGGAGATTGTGCAGCCAAGGCATTGGAAGATGGATTGAAGGCTGATAATCTGCCGGATGGAAAGATCTACTGGTTTATTGCTGACCGTACAATTAAGCCATTGTTCAAACTTGTTTATGAGCAGGTTTACGCAATGGCAAGCACGGTTCAAACTGCTGAGGATAAGAAGAATGGGATCAGTATAAAACCTCAGAAATCCCCTTTTCCTACAGATAGAATTGAAGCTATTGAGGGGAAAATCGTACAGATGTCATTAGGAGGCACTGATGAAAACTGATCAGGACAGTGAACTCAGTACAATACTGGACAGAGCACTCAGCAATGCGGCGCAAAGTCTGTATGACGATTATGTCAAAACGAATGCATCATTCCGATCAAAAGCTGGGCTGAAGGCGAAGATTGTACGTACTATGCACGGAAAAGGTTGCAAGTGGTGTAGAAATCTCGCTGGAACATACAGCTATCCAGACGTTCCTAGAGATGTATATAGGCGGCATGACAATTGTTCTTGTACGGTTACATATGTATGTGAAAAAGGGACACAGGATGTTTGGAACAAGCAATATGGAGACACAGCTGAAGAACGTTCGCAAAAATGGGAAAAAAGAAAAGTTGAAATAGCGGATGAAGAAGCTGAAAAGAAGATAGCCAGAGAGTATAGAGACGAATCAGTTAAGAAGATCATGGAATACACACCGATGTCTCCAAAGGAAGCCAGCATCTATTACAATAGGAACAAAGCACTAATTGTAAAATACGGACCTGAAATTGCTTTGAAACAGGATGGATATATCACCAATGATGACATTGTTGAATATATTGCCAAAAGAAGAAAAACGATAGGTATTACTGAAAATCTGAGGTGAAAAGTTGAAAAAGATGGGAAAATTATATGGTTAGACAGCGAGCACCGGATGTGATCGCCTTGTATAAAGACAACGGATAGGAGGAAAGTGAATGGCTAATCCCAAAAAAGGACGCCAGACACCTACTCAATCCGTTGTTTTACCTTACAAAGAGACACATGGACCAGATGCAATAGAACTATATAACAGCACTGGAAATACAGCGATGGAATGGCAGGAATTACTGTTATATGACATGCTGGCAATAAATGACAAAGATCTATGGGTACACATGAACTATGGATTTGCTGTTCCTAGAAGAAACGGAAAGTCTGAGATATTGATCATGCGTGCACTGTATGGCCTTGAACAGGGAGAGAGGATACTTTATACCGCTCACCGTACAGACACGGCTCATGCGGTCTGGGAACGCCTATATGAGGTCGTTAAAGCCGCTAAGCTGGAGATATCCGGAGAGTACAGAGCGTACGGTAAAGAGCACATCTATCTGGAAGATGGCGGGCGGATTGAATTCCGCACCAGAACATCAAAAGGTGGCCTTGGTACTGGTTATGATCTGGTAATGATCGATGAAGCTCAGGAATACCAGAACGATCAGCAGACATCGCTTGCATACGTGGTAACAGATTCTCAAAATCCACAGACGATTTACTGTGGAACACCACCAACACTTGTATCATCAGGTGATGTATTTGAGAAGATGCGGAACGAGAGTTTAGCAGGGGAGAGACCTGATACTGGATGGGCAGAATGGTCAGTTAACCAGTCCACAGACGTTCATGATAAGGACGCATGGTACGAAACAAATCCGTCACTCGGAATCACATTGACTGAACGTAACGTCAATGCTGAGATTAAGGGCGATGATGTTGATTTCAATATCCAGAGACTTGGATTATGGCTGACATACAACCAGAAATCGGTAATCACTGAGGTTGACTGGAACGCATGCAAGGTTGACGTATTGCCTAAACTGACAGGAAAACTTTATGTCGGTATTAAATTTGGCAATGATGGCACAAATGCAGCAATGTCGATTGCCGTTAAGTCAGGTGAGAACGTATTCATTGAGTCAATAGATTGCCGTGCTGTCAGATCCGGTACACGTTGGATTTTGGAATTTCTAAAAAAAGCCAGAGTTGCATCGGTTGTAATTGATGGTGAGAATGGGCAGAAGATTCTGACGGACCAGTTAAGCAGAGCTAAGCTAAGCAGTCCTGTATTACCAAGAGTCCCAGAGATTATTAAAGCAAACGCAGAGTTTGAACAGGCTGTGTTTGGCAAGACATTGATCCATATGGAACAGCCGTCACTAGACGCCGTTGTAACAAACTGTGATCACAGAGCTATAGGAAGTAACGGAGGATTCGGCTATAAAAGCCTTGATGCTAACAGAGACATCGCACTGTTGGACTCCGTTGTCTTAGCTCATTTTGCATGTATCGAAGGTAAGGGAAAGAAAGCACAAAAGATATGGTATTGAGAGGACGCAGAAATGTGTCCTTTTAATATATTGCACCGTACTACCGGGTTAAGTAGGGGAGGAAAAAGAAATGGCAGAATTTACAGAAATTAAAACACAGGAAGAATTAGACAGAATTATCAATGATCGTCTTAAGCGTGAAAGAGAATCAACGGCCAAAAAATTCGAAGGCTGGATCTCACCAGATGACCAGGCTAAAGCAACAGCGGATCTGCAGAAACAGATGGATGAACTCACAAAATCATCCGCAGCACAGGCTAAGAAGTATGCCGGATACGATAAAGATTTGGCAGAAAGAGATGCAAAGATTAAGGGTTACGAGACCGCCTCGGAAAAAACGAAGATTGCCCTGGCAACAGGACTACCTTATGACATGGCATCAAGACTTAGAGGTGAGACTGCAGAGGACATTCAGAAAGATGCTGATGCGCTGAAGGCAATGATGGGAACATCAAAGCCTGCGCCGTTAGCTGATACAGGCGATAAAGTTCCAACAGATTCTTCCAAGACAGCATTGAGAGACATGCTGAGAAGTATGAAAGGCGAATAAGCCTAAGAGGAGATTAAAATGGCAACAACATCTACACTTGCAGAGACAAAGTTTCCTGCAACAATGATTTCAGAAATGTTCGAAAAAGCATCCGGACATTCCGCACTGGCAAAGCTTTCAGCAGCTAAGCCACTTGCATTCAATGGTAATGAAGTAATGACCTTCAGCCTTGATGGTGAGGCTGGTATTGTAGGCGAAGCAGCAGCTAAACCTGCAGGCTCTGCAGTAATCGCACCTGTCACAATCACACCTATCAAGTTTGTTTATCAGCACAGAGTATCTGATGAATTTGTACGTTCATCCGAAGCTGATCAGCTTGACTATCTGACAGCATTTACAAATGGCTTTGCAAACAAGATTGCACGTGCTCTGGATATCGCCGCACTGCATGGAGTAAATCCTATTGATGGAACACCAGCTACATCAATCAGTGCAAAGAGCTTTGACACAATGGTAACAAACAACGTAACATACGCAGCTGCAACAGCTGATGAGAACGTTGATGATGCCGTTGCGCTTGTACAGTCAGGCAATGGAGTGATCAATGGTATTGCAATGTCTACAGATTTTGCAAACGCACTGTCTAAGATCAAAGCTAACAATGTAGCTCAGTATCCTGAGTTCAGATTTGGCGCAAATCCTGATGCATTTGCAGGAATTCCATCCGATGTAAACGGAACAGTGTCATTTGGAACATCAAAGGACAAGGCAATTGTCGGAGACTTTGCAAATGCATTCCGTTGGGGTTATGCGGCTAATGTACCGCTTGAAGTAATCCAGTACGGTGATCCAGACGGACTGGGAGATCTGAAGAAGACTAACCAGATTGTACTGAGAGCTGAAGCTTATATCGGCTGGGGTATCCTTGATGCGTCTTCCTTCGCTAAGGTTACAGCCGCTGCAGCTTGATGCTGTATAAGAACAAAGTAACTGGAAAACTGCTTACAACTTTCGGTGAAATCAATGCTCCTGATTGGCAGTTAGTGAAGGAAGATCAGGAACAGGAAAAACCTAAACCGAAAACAAAGAAAGCAGTTAAAGAAAAGAGGTAAAAAGGATGAGCGATTTTGCAACAATAAATGATGTGATTACTCTGTTTAGAGCACTCACACCGGAAGAAACGGAAAAAGCAGAATCGCTTCTTCCTATCGTTTCCGCTAAATTGAGAGTGTATGCAAAGAGTATAGGTAAGGATCTAGCGCAGATGACTGCAGATGATGCAGATCTGGCACTGGTAGCTAAGCAGGTTACTGTCGGGATTGTTGGTCGTATGATCAATGAGAACACAGATGATGCGGCGGCTACACAGATATCAGAGTCTGCAGGCGGTTATTCGCAGAGCTATACGCCCGTGTCTCAAGGTGATCTGTTTATCAAAAACTCAGAGTATGCGGCACTTGGATTGAGACGACAGCAGGTGAGGCAGGTGGAACTGCAATGATTAAGGGAATAACAGTCATTCTTTTAAGCCATGAGCAGAGCGGGACAGATGATTTTGGAGCACCAGTCTATACGGATCAGGAGATAAGTGTGGATGATGTGCTTGTAAGCCCGTCTGCATCAGATGATATTGTTGATACGATGAATCTAACCGGCAAGAAAGCCGTCTACACTCTGTGCATTCCTAAGAACGACACGCATGATTGGGAAAATAAGGCCGTGGTTATCAGTGGCAAGAAATATCGAACCATTGGCCAGCCACAGCACTATATTCCTGACAATGTGCCATTACGCTGGAATGACAAGATAGAGGTGGAGAACTATGAGTAAAAACTTCAAACTGAAACTTGATATTCCAGGTCTAAGGAATATGCGTAACTCAGATGGAGCAACAGACTTAATTACTAGTTACACCAAAAAGATTGTGGCAGAGGCAGGAGATGCGAAGCCAATCATTACACATGCCCGCACACGTGTTAAAGGGATTGTCGAGCAGGCAATGACATCGGATGACATGGAGAACAACACGCTTCTCAAGGCGGTACACAAATGATTGAGAAAACTGTTCTGGATTATTTAAACAGTAAATTATCAGTTAAAGCGTACATGGAACGTCCTGAAAATGCAGTATTACCATTTGTCCTGTTGGAAGTAACAAGCGGTAGCTCATATTTGCATATCAGCAATGCAGCATTTGCAATCCAGTCATATGCCGGATCACTTTACAAGGCGGCAAAACTGAATGATGAAGTTGTAAAGATGATGGCCGACATCGATGATCTGACTAATGTTTCCAAATGCTCTCTCAATACGTTTTACAATTACACAAATACGACGACCAAAGAATACCGCTATCAGGCGGTATTTGATTTGGTCTATATGGAGGACTAAAAATGTCTACAGCAACAAATGTTACTACTGGCAAGCCTCGTAAGGCCGGATCAGTATATTATGCACCATTAGGAACAGCGCTTCCTACCGATGCATCCACAGCACTCGCAGCCACATATGTGGCTCTTGGCTATGTATCTGACGACGGAGTGACCAACTCAAATGCACCGTCCAGCGACACTGTTAATGCATGGGGCGGAGATCCTGTCCTGTACACACAGGGTGCTAAGGAAGACACATGGCAGTACAATCTGATTGAAGCTATGAGTCCGGATGTTCTGAAAGCGGTTTATAACGCTGATAATGTAACAGGTACTCTCGAAACTGGAATCACAGTTAAGGCTACCAACGATGAGAACACTGATTATGTTTGGGTTATCGACATGATCATGAAAGGCGGAGTACTGAAGCGGATTGTCATCCCTGACGGCAAGATAACTGACATGGACGATATCACGTACAATGACAGCGATCCAGTCGGTTACAACGTAACGACATCGGCACTGCCGGATAGCTCTGGTGTAACTCATTATGAGTATATTAAATCACCGGCTGCAGGAGAATAATCATAATGAATGAGGCGGTTAAAACAAATACCGCTTTGGATGGAGTAATTAAGGGAGAAACCTCAACTGGTTTCTCTTTTTCCATTCCAAGGCAGAACCTAGACAATATGGATCTATTAGATGCTATTTCCGAAATGGGAGACAGTGATCCATTGGCATTTTCACGTGTAATCAATCTGATGCTTGGGAAAGATCAGAAAAAGAAACTTTATGACCACGTACGTACCGAAGATGGGCGTGTTCCAGTAGAGAAGCTATCAACTGAAATACAGGAAATATTTGAAACGAGTAACGAAACAAAAAAATAATGTGCCTGGCTGTTTTCGTCCGGAATGATGAAGATGCCTTGATCTGTGATTTTGCAGAGACGTATCACGTTTATGATTGGCGTTCATTGCCTGTCCATTATTCTGCTGTTTTGGCGGCTGGATTGAGACAGAATTCACGGTCACAGATGAAATTAGCAAATGTTAAGGCTGATTTGAATGCATCGCTGTTAGCGGTTTTGCACGATGACATGAAGGATCTAATCTATGCGACAATAGCTCCTCACATGAAACGCAAGCCAAAACAGCCAGAACATACTGCTGACAAGATCATTCATGGCGAGCAGAAACAGGCTAAAGAGTATCAAGGATATGAAAGCAGTGAAGATTATGAAGAGGCATGGGCTAGAATCGCGGGCCATGCACATGTAGAAACGAGGTGAATAGCATGGCAGATGGAACAGGAACGACAATAGGCAAGGCTTATGTGCAGATAATGCCGTCAACAGAGGGTATGAAAGCAAATCTGACACAGGCAATGGGTGGTGAAGCTGAGTCTGCAGGAGCATCTGCAGGCAATTCATTCGCTAGTAAATTTAAATCGTTTATGATTGCGGCAGGAATCGCAACAGCATTTACAGTTGTTTTGAAATCGGCAATTGATGAAGGCGCTAAACTGCAGCAGTCATACATGGGCGGCGTTAGCACGATATATGATGATGCAGCAGATAGTGTTAGAACATTTGCAAAACAGGCATCGTCTTATGGAATGTCGATGAATGACTATTCAGAACAGGCCGTAAGTTTCGGAGCATCGCTGAAACAGGCATATGGCGGAGATGCTGTAAAAGCCGCAAATGCGGCTAACATAGCCATCATGGATATGTCTGATAACCAGGCTAAGATGGGCACATCAATTGGATCTATTCAGGATGCATATCAGGGTTTTGCAAAGCAGAACTATACGATGCTGGACAACTTGAAGCTTGGCTATGGTGGAACTAAGACTGAGATGGAGAGGCTTCTTGCTGACGCAGAAAAAATCTCAGGAGTGCATTATGACATTTCAAATCTTGGCGATGTATACTCGGCCATCCACGTAATTCAAGGGAGTTTAGGATTGACGGGAGTTGCTGCCGAAGAAGCAAGTACAACATTCTCAGGATCGTTCTCAGCAATGAAATCATCAGCTGAGAACTTTATGGGGAGTTTGGCGCTTGGAGATAACATTGAGCCAGCGCTATCACAGCTATTAAGCTCTGTGAATACGTTTATCAATGGCAATCTGATTCCATTGCTTGGAACGATCGGAAACTCTATAATTACTGCATTGCCAGACATTATGTCAGGAATTGGAACGTTAATTGGTGAAATGATTAAAGGATTTGTTGACCATATCCCTGATTTCATTGCAGCTGGTGGTCAGCTAATAGATGCGGTGATCAGTGGGATTACAGGCAAGGACTCAACAGTCGGAACAACGATTGCTGCTACATTCGGGAATGCATTGACTGCATTACAGCCGGTGTTCACAGCGATCACTATTTTTGTATCAACGATATGGACACAGTTACAATCATTCATAACATGGATTACTCCGATTATTCAGACTGTTGCAACGTCAATTTTTACAGCTGTTCAAGGTTTGGTGACTACGTTACAGCCTGTTATTGATGCAATCGTATTAGCATTTCAAAATGCATTTGATATGATATGTGCTATTTGGAATTTCTTCGCTCCATTTTTTCAAGCGCTTTGGGATGCGCTTGTCATTATCTTCACTCCAGTGGTAGAAACACTCGGTAACTTATTTCAGACAGCATGGACAGTTATTCAGAATGTTTGGTCTGTAGTTACTGATTATTTTGCAACAATTTGGAATACTATTGCAGGCATCTTTAAGGTTGTCGAAGATGTATTCAGAGGTGATTTCTCTGGAGCTTGGGATGCGATTAAAGATATTGTTGGCCATTGGGGAGACTTTTTCGGCAATACATGGAATGCCATCAGTAATATATTTGATGCAGTAACAGGATTCTTCTCTGGAGTATTCCAAGGCGCATGGGATGGTATCTGCAATATTTGGAATGGCGTCGGTGATTTCTTTGGCGGTGTATGGGATGCCATCAGCGGATGGTTCACGGCTCTGCCTGGCAATGCTTTGCAATGGGGAAAAGACATGATCCAAGGATTTATTGACGGTATTGGCGACATGATCGGCGGAATTGGAGATGCCATTGGTAATGTTGTTGGAACAATTACTGATTTTCTGCATTTTTCCAAGCCAGATAGAGGGCCATTGCGCGAATATGAAAAATGGATGCCAGATTTTATTGGAGGATTAGCTTCTGGTATTTCAGACAATGCGTATAAGGTAACGGATGCGGTCAAGGAAATGGCTAGCGATATGTCAATTGAAACCGCAGTTTCTGGATCTTTAATTGCTAACGAATCAAGTGCTAATTCATTTGGCAGCGCAGGAGTATCTGGACTGTTAAACGGTGCAGTAAATAACAGCAGTTCAACGTCATCGCAGAATCTGACTGTGAATGTTTACCCGTCAGAAGGAATGGACGAAAAGAAACTAGCTGAATATGTAATGGAAGAGATCCAGAAGAAAACTAAAAGAAAGGAGACTGTATTTGGATGAGAACACTAGCAATTAATGGAATCGATATAGTCTCTAAATATCATGTGACATATGCAGGAAGCGATGATGACGGAGCACCGAATCGTGATATTGATGAGATCGATGTTCCCGGCAGAAATGGCACAATTACTTTAGATAATGGACGGTGGGAAAACAAACCCGTTAAGTATTTTTGCCTGATGGATAAAAATGTAAAAGAGGATCTTAAATCATTCCGTGAATATTTGATGTCATTGAAAGGATCGTATTTCAGAATTGAAGATTCAGACAAAAATGATGAATATAGAAATGGTAGACTATCGGACAGTTTTGATCCTCAAAGGGATCTTAACTATTCAACAGCTAGTTTTGTTATTACGACAAGCTGCTATCCTCAAAGATGGTTAAAAACAGGTGAAACTCCTACCACATTTGCATTAGAGGGAACCATAACAAATCCGACGCTTGAATACGCAAAGCCGTTAATCACTGTGACCGGTACAGGCGTTTTGTCTGTCAATGGCACGATTGTTACGATAAATAAAAACGATACGACGATAACATTGGACTGTGAGGCAGAGGATGCCTATACAGGAGTTGAAAACAAAAATGGAGATATTTTTATTGACGATTTCCCGACATTGCAACCTGGTGTTAACGCGATTATTCCGGCAGATAAAATGACGGTAGAAATCACTCCTCGCTGGTGGCGGTTATGATTCCAATCCTATTAGATCAATCTAAAGCTCTAGCAGAGCTTGTAGAGGATAAAACAAATGGCATTGGACGATTGAGCGAATGTACTTCTTGCACCATGCAAGAAGAAAGAAATGGGGCATTCACAGCGACGTTTGACTATCCAATAACTGGCAAACGTTACAAGGAAATTGATGTTGATTCCTTGGTAAAAATCAAACCGAATGAAGATGCAGCTGATCAGATTTTTCGCGTTGTTGAAATCAGTCGGCCAATCAATGGGGTATGCACTTATTCGCTTAACCATATTTCTTATGATTTGAGTAAGGCGGTGGTCACACCATTTACGGCAAAAGGAGCTACACAAGCATGTATTGAGCTTAAAGCTCATCTGGTCACTGAGGCTCCGTTTGAAATACAGGCTGATGGACTTAATGAAGATAGTACGTTTACCGTTTCAGAACCGCAGTCATTACGTTCTTTACTTGGTGGTCAATCTGGATCTATGTTGGATACATTCGGCGGCGAGTATGAGTGGAACAATTTAAACGTAATCCTGCATCTGCACAGGGGTGCAGACAATTCCGTATCAATCAGATATGGAAAAAATCTAACCAATATCAGCCATGACACAAATTCAGAAACGATGTATACAGCGATTTATCCATACGCAAAATCGAATGAAACGGTTATTCAGGGCACGCTTCACACGATAAAAGAAGCATTAGTGCCGGCGGTAAAAGCAATGGATTTTAGCTCTTATTTTGATCAGGAAGATGAAATCACAGCTGATAAAGTGAACGCAAAATGTGACTCTTACATTGCATCAAATGATTTAACAGCGCCAAAAGTAAACATTAAGGTTAAATTCCAACCGTTGGCAAAAACGGAAGAGTATAAAAATATAGCTCCACTTGAACATGTAGCGCTATGCGATACTGTGCATGTTTTTTATCCGAAACTGGGAGTAAAAGCATCCGCAAAGGTCATCTCTTACGAATATGATGTGCTGAAAGAACAGTACAACACTATCGAACTTGGTGATGCCAAGAACAGCCTATCAGATACGATTGCTGATCAATCAGCGGCCATTAAGCAGGAGCATGCAACGATAAGCGGAAAAATTAGTCAGGTCATGCAAAGCATCATTGACTCGACTAACAGCATCAGAGGCGGATCAGGCGGCTATGTAGTCATCAACAAAGATGACAGCGGAGTTAACAGAGAGATCCTGATCATGGATACTCCTGATCAGCAGACGGCCAAGAATGTAATCCGAGCTAATAAAAACGGCATTGGATTTTCAAACACTGGCGTGAATGGTGTTTTTAATTCCGCCTGGAATATTGATGGAACATTTGATGCGGAACAGATTAATGTTATCAATTTAACTGCAAGCATGTTCCTCGGATCAACTATTGATCTAGGCGGATTAGACAATAAATCAGGAGTGCTAAAATTGCGCGATGAGAATAACAACGTAATAGGAACACTCACAAAAGACGGTCTTGTAATGTACGGTCAAGATGGATCTTACGTCAAAATGAACAACGACGTAGGCTTTGCAGGTTATGACAAAAACGGAACTAAAATCTATTGGGTATCAGGCGACGAATTCCACATGCGAAAATCGGTTGTTGAGGAAGAAATTACGCTTTGCAATAAGATGAGATTTATACCAATAACAATCTACAACGATGATGGGACAATTAAAAATGATGGCATTGGATTGGTGAGCGTAGAAAGATGAGGCGATTTGAATGGCAACATTAACAAGCGATTGGCAAGAAATCGCCAGGACTAGCCAGAATACAGGTTACGGCAACCAATATGTAATTTTTTATGCGTATGCAACCGAAGACGTGGCATCAAACACATCTACTGTCCACACGCTGATCAGGACAACAGTTGAGGGCAGTGGAAACTTTGTCAATGTATCGAGTTGGAGCTGTGCTAGCGATACTGATTCGACATCAGGCGGTTCGACATCGTGGGGAGAAGGAGACCATAACCTATTAGAGAGCGCATGGACTGTCAGCCATAATGATGATGGATCAGGATCTGTATCTATTGGCATGCAGTTTAACGCGACTTTTAATATCACCGATTGGGGATATCGTACAACTGTAGGACTCCAAACAATCCCGCGTTATGCATCCATATCGCAATCATTAGCATCAAAAACAGAAACATCTATTCAGATTAAATTTTCGGCATCCGCCGAATGCGATGGTGTGTGGTACAGCTTAAACGGAGGATCATGGCAGGGCACAGGAGTAGTACCGCATACAGGCGGATATTATACAATTACTGGGTTGTCTGCTAACACGGCATATACTGTAAAAACACGATTAAAAAGGACGGATAGCCAATTGTATTCGGAAACTGGCGCAATCAGTGTAACTACCTACGATTGGCCACATGCGACAGGTTGCCCTGCATTTATTATTGGTAATAACGTGATGGACACGCTATATAATCCATTGTCAAGACATTGCACTGTCATAATGCTTAACACAAATTTGGGCGAGGTGAAACGCACAACAACAAACAACACTAGCGCATATTTCAATAGTTCTGAATTTTCCGACGCATTGTATGCATCTATCCCTAATGCTGATCATGGCAATTATGTATGCAGAGTTGTTTATGGATCATCATCTCGCGATGATTATGGCACATATTACGTCAATGCTAATGTTTGCTACCCAAGTGTCTCAGGATTAGCTTATGTAGACACTAACAGCAAGACCATTGCAATCACTGGCAACTCATCAAAGATTGTGCAAAATCTCAGCACTCCTAGTTATTCGATGACGGCAGCCGCGAGATATCACGCATCATTATCGAGCGCTTGGCTGAAAGTCAACGGAAAAACATACACATGTACAATCAGTGGGAACAAGATCACCGTGCAAGGTGGAGTCATTAACAGTGGCAATGATGTTAATGCTACATGTCAGGTTACAGACAGCAGGGGCATTGCTGCCGGAATGAGCGTCAAATTAACGATGCTGGCATGGTCAAATCCAACTGCGATTAACACCGTCCATAGACACAACAATTTCTATTCAGAAACAGACATAACTTGTGATTCTTCATTCTCGCAGATTGGATCTAACGCATTAACGATTCAGTTTACGGCGACGTCTCAAAAAGGAACTGTAATCAGCGGATCGCTTTCAGATAATGTCATGATCACAAAAACATTGGACAATGAGCAATCATGGACCATTGCGATAACCTTAACAGATTCATTTGGTGGCAAAACAACCTATAGTATTCCGCTGCAACGCGGACAGCCAATATTGTTTATTGATGGTCCGCTTGAATCAATCAGCGTAGGAATGTTCCCGACAATTAAACGATCAATCCAATCTTCTGGAGCAGTAACAGCAGCCAAAAAAGCGGTAACTGTTAACGCGTCCTCATGGTCAAGCTCAACAACTACAGTCAATGGCACGGCTTATTACTATTACAACATTGCTTTGACTGCTGCATATGACGAGCATCCAACGATCACTCTAAAACCTGCCGGCACATTGCCAACGACCGCTGAGAGCAACGCATACAACTGTATGGACCAGGCGAACACCAGCGGAACAACATTGACACTGTATGCAAAAATTAAACCAACTAGCAATTTCAGCATAAACATAGAGGGAGTCGCATAATATGGGAAAGGCAAAAATATTGCGTGAAAATCTATCGAGCGCTCAGATGCAATCTATAGCTGACTATGTTTTTAATAATAAAATTGCAGCAATAAAGCTCGAAGCGCTAAAAGCTTCGCATCCTGTTAAATCATATTATTGGTCAGACGACTCAACTAATCCTGCATCATTATTTGGATTTGGAACGTGGACATTGCTGAA